CCAAGCGTTATGACCTCCGTGGTGTTTTCCCAACAACCGTATCTGCAATTGATCTGAGCTATGACTCGGAAAATACAATTGAAGAATTCGGCGTAGAGCTCCAAATGCTCTATTGGGAATCTGCTCAATCAACCGTCTAATTATTTGGATAAATAAACAACAGGGGAGGAGTCATTCCCTCCCCTGTTTTTATTCAACCCCACATATAACATGGAATTCTTCGGATGGAAATTTGAAAAACTCAGCGATGCTGAGAAACGCAAGAAGATTGCAGAACAACCAGTTTCTTTCGTACCCGCTACGCAAGAGGATGGTTCCACTGCGATTGCCGCCGGAGGTTACTATGGTCAGTATCTCGACCTTGATGGAGATGCAGCAAAGACGGATGTCGATCTAATCCGCAAGTATCGTATTGCAGCTGAACAGCCCGAGTGCGACCAGGCAATCGACGATATTGTAAATGAAGCTATTGTTGCGGATCATGATGATGCTCCGGCTCACCTTAATTTGGATCGTCTGGAACAGCCAGCATCAATTAAGAAACTAATTCGTGGAGAATTTGATCACCTCTGCAAATTACTCAATTTCAGTAATAATGGTCAGGATATTTTCCGTAGATGGTACGTTGATGGACGTTTGTTCTATCATATGATCATTGATGAAACTCAGCCTGATGCTGGTATTCAAGAACTTCGTGCCGTAGACGCACTTCGTATCCGTAAGGTCCGTGAGATTAAAGAAGAAATGGATCCAAGAACGGGTGCCAAAATCATTAAGAATCTTGATGAGTATTACCTTTATCAAGATGGCGGTCTTCAGAAGTCGGATATTGGTCTCAAGATTAATAAGGATGCAGTTTGCTATGTGCCATCAGGTATCCTTGATTCAACTCGTAAGCGTGTTCTGTCTCCGCTCCATAAGGCAATTAAACCGGTAAATCAACTGCGTATGATGGAAGACTCACTGGTCATCTATCGTCTTGCACGTGCTCCGGAACGCCGTATTTTCTATATTGATGTGGGCAATCTTCCTAAGGGTAAAGCCGAGGAATATATGCGCACCATCATGAATCAGTACCGCAATAAGTTGGTATATGATGCTCAGACTGGTGAAATCCGCGATGACCGTAAGCATATGTCAATGCTTGAAGACTTCTGGCTTCCACGCCGTGAAGGCGGTCGTGGTACCGAAATCTCTACGCTTCCGGGCGGCGAAAACCTAAGTCAGATTGAAGACATTCTGTTTTTCCAAAAGAAACTCTATCGTTGCTTGAATGTACCAATTAGTCGTATGGAGCCAGAAACTCCATTCAGTCTCGGTAGAACCACAGAAATTTCACGTGACGAGGTTAAGTTCCAGAAGTTTGTTGACCGTCTCCGCAAGAAGTTCTCAATCTTATTCTTTGACCTACTCTACACCCAATTAAAGCTAAAGGGTATCATTACCGAAGAGGATTGGCCACAGATCCGCGAGGATATGACGGTTGATTTCCGTCAAGATAATTACTTTACCGAGCTAAAGGAAACTGAAGTCCTTACCGAACGTCTGAATCTATTGAGTGAAGTCCAACCGTACATCGGTAGATACTTCTCAGACCAATGGGTCCGTCGTAATGTACTCCGTCAGACCGACGAGGACATCGAAATGATGGATGCTGAAATGAATAAAGATGGTTCGGCACAGGCTGCCGAAGAAAAGCGGATGGCAGAGCTTGAAGGTATGGAAAATCCAGCACCGGAAATGCCTCCAGGTCAATGATGTTTAAACATAAAAACATATAAATAGCTTCATAATGAATAACGATATTACCTCCATGATTAAAGCATTGGCATCCGGGAAAGCCTCGGAAGCCAATGAGAACTTTACTCGCGTTATGACATCAAAAATTAATGATGCTCTTGACCAACGGAAGGTAACATTGGCTGCGGAACTTTATAATAAGAAGCCAACTCCGGAAGCTAAATAAAATGGACGTCATCAATACATATCGCGACCTAACGGAAACAACTCTGAAGCATTATACTGCTCATGAGCTTTCTCACAACGCGCACAATGATTCTCGTGACGCCTTGGCGATCAATAACCCGCACAACCACTCGTTTGCCGCGCAATCTCATGATATGGCGATGAACTCTCACAAAAAAGCCGCAATGACGGCCAAACCCGGATTTGACCGCAAGTATCACGAACACATGGCCAAGCATCACGAGTTCCTCAAGGGACATCATGATTCAATGGTCTAATAATATGCAAGACTTCATCAATTCTATTCGTTCGGTTATTACTGAGGCAACTGCCGATGATTATGCGCACGACGCAACTAACATTGCGAACTCACATTCTCAACACGCAACCAAAAAAGAGTACCATAAGCAAGCTAGCAAGATGCATCAGCTTGCACACGACCGCCACGAGGATATCGCCAGACGGACACCGGGTGACAAATACCACGGTTTAATTATGCAGCATCATAAGAATATGATTGCGTTCCACAATTCAGAAGCAGAATAATTTCAAATGAAACTCATCACAGAACATCTTGATACCGACATCGGTTACATTACCGAAGGTATTGGCGCAGAAAAGAAAACCTTCGTTGAAGGCGTCTTTATGCAAGCCGAAAAGCCAAACCGCAACGGTCGTATCTATCGCTACAATGTTCTTGCACCAGCCGTTGCAAAATACGTGAATGAGCAAGTTGCTACGGGTCGTGCTGTTGGTGAACTGAATCACCCAGATGGTCCTACCGTAAACCTTGATAAGGTCTCACACCGCATCACCTCTCTTAAATGGGACGGACACAATGTAATGGGTAAGGCACTCATCCTCAATACTCCGATGGGTAACATCGTAAAGGGTCTTGTTGAAGGCGGAGTTCGTCTTGGTGTTTCAAGCCGTGGTATGGGTTCCCTGGAACGCAGTGGCAGTGTTATGGCAGTAAAGCCAGACTTTGTACTTTCTACCATTGATATTGTTCAGGATCCTTCTGCTCCAGAAGCATTCGTAAACGGTATCATGGAAGGCGTTGAATACTTTGTTCGCGGTAATGAAATCATTGCCGAGAAGATTCAAAAAGAAATTCATCGCACACCGTCCAAGCAGCTTATTGAAGCTCAGGTACGCGTGTTCAAAAACTTTCTCGATGCAATTGTTCTCAAATAATTGCTCAAGACTTTCTATTATGGGTAAAACTGAAGATGCTAATTATGGCAACGTGAATACATCTAAGGTGATTCGTGAATTCACAGAGACTGATCACAAGCAATTCTCGCTTGGTATCCTCTCTAAACTTTAACCACTATACAATTATAGTAGGCTAAATCTAAAACAAATATGTCACACACATCAAAAGATCAAATTGATCTCATTGAAGACATCACTGTTGAGGAACTACTTGCTGATGGACTCGTTGAAGACGTTGAAGTTTCTGGCGAGGAACAAGGCAAGAAGAAGCTTGATGACAAAGAAGGTACCGCTGATGCTCCAGTAGCAAATGCAGTACCGACTGGCGCGCCTGCCGCGGATGCTGTTAAACCAGCCGCCGATGCAGTTGCAGCCGCAGTAAGTGCAGCTCCAGTGGCGATGGCGCCACACACTCAGGGTACTCCTGAGGCTCCAGCACTTGCTCCAGAAGTTCAAAAAGCCGTTGCCGCTACGGACGCAGCTATTGCTGCAGCTCCTAAGGCAGAGGCTCCACAGACTAAAGCTGGGCTCATCAACGCAATGTACCAACATCTGTCGACAATGAAGACCGAGGACCTTGCAAATGTTTACAGCACTCTAACGACTCCACAAGAGACGCCAAAAGCTGAAGAACCAAAAGCAAAGTCTGAAGATGATTCTGAAGCTGAAAAAGCCGACGAAAAAGGTGAAGATGAACAGCAACCAGAAGCAGAGAAATCTGCTGCTGACAAAGCTGAAGATGACAAAGAACAAGAAGATAAGAAAGAAGATGACGTTAAGGAAAACCTTGATGTCCTCTTACAGGCTGAAACCTCTCTTTCAGAAGCCTTCCGTTCTAAAGCATCCGAACTGTTCGAATCTACTGTTAAGGCCAAACTTGCAGAAGAAGTCTCCCGCATTGAGGAAAACTACCGCACCCAACTGGATGAAGAAACAACTAAAATTGCTTCTTCTCTCTCAGAAAAGGTCGACAGCTATCTTAGCTATGTCGTAGGTACCTGGATGGAAGAGAACAAAGTTGCAATCGAATCTGGTCTTCGCACCGAAATCGCTGAAAATTTCATTAACGCATTGAAGAATGTGTTCACTGAAAGCTACATCGAAGTTCCACAAGGCAAGGAAAATCTTGTTGATACCCTCAATAAGAATGTTGCTTCCCTTGAAGAACAGCTGATGAAGGCAACCGAATCCAACATGAAACTCAATGAGTCTGTAAACGCCCTCAAGCGCAATCAGATTATCGCTGAGGCTTCAGTAGGTCTTGCTTCAACAGAAGCAGTCAAGCTCACCACTCTTACAGAAGGCATCGACTTTGAAGATGCTGAATCTTTCTCAAAGAAGTTTCAGTCGGTCAAAGAGTCTTACTTCCGCAAGAATGTTAAGAAGTCCAAAGAAAATGAAGTAGAAACGGTCCTCAATGAATCGGGTCAAGAAATTGATCTGAATCCAGTAATGGCCGCTTATTCTTCAGCAATTACCCGCACACTCAAGTCCTAACAATTTAACTCCTAACTAAAGGAATTAACTCATATGTTCAACTCAGAAAAACTCCAAGAAAAGTGGAATCCTATCATCAACCATAAGGATCTCCCAAACATCAAAGATAACTACCGCCGTGCAGTCACCGCTGTCATTCTTGAAAATCA